AAAGTTCTTCGCTAAACATAGGCACTAACCACTCGTTCAGGTCAGATTGAATTAATTTCAAATGCGGAATGATTGTTTCTTCATACAAAGCTAATCTAGCCTCTGCCACATTTGCGTAAGTTTGTGCGTCAGGCACACCTACAAGCTGACTTGGAACACCAAAGCAAAGAGCAATGTCTGTCGCACTCATGTGCTTAAGGTTGATAAAGTCCATGTCTTTTGGCGATAGACCCATCTCTTTCCAATCAAAATCACCTTCTAAGAGCATAGGTCGTCCTGCATTACCTGTGCCAACAAATCTATTATTTAAGTCTGTAAGTTCTCTTCCTAGCTCCGTTATTCAATAGATTTATGTTGTGCTTTGACGATAAGTTATGTTGATCAACTTCTACTGCTGCAGCTTGGAGTGGCGAACAACCATAGTAATCATCTAATGGATTCCAAAGTTTTATATGCTTTATGTCAGATATACCTGTATCTTGATCAATGTCATAGATTTCGTGGACTCTGCCATTGATAATGTATTCATATCTTTGCGGTATCGCTTTGTTGCCACCCTTGATATTTATTCTGTCAGGTCTTAGCAAGTGCAGCTCTTGAGGTCCTCCAACTTCACTACCTACTCTTAAAATGTAGGCATTACCACTTAAAAGTAAAAAACCAAATAAGCTGTTGAAAAACTCTGAATAAGATTGCAATGGATTTGGTCTGTTTAATAAATCTATCAAAGGATGATTCTCTAAAACCATATCGCCTGATTTGACCATATAGTTCACTGCTCCTGCTCCTTTAGATATCTCATTAACGCAACGATAAACAATTGCGTTTTTCATGTAGCCTTCTTTAGCTAGGTCTTGATACTTATAGTTTTTTGCGTTTCCAGATCCAACACCAAAATAACCAACCATATTTGATGGGGTCTGCTTTTCTTCTGCTCTTGAAAAAAGTCTTTGAAAAATATTCTTCTGTGCCATTTAACTAATCCTCCAACTTGCGTTGCCTGTTGATTTGTTTAGTTCTGTCAAACCCCACACTAAAGCATCTAATCTATCTGGACTGCTTTGTCCCTCGCCTGTGTAGGTACACATCTGTGATTCAAGTTCATCAAACACACCGATATGATGAACCCTTTTTTGCTCATATAAAGCAGATATTGGTTCTGCTCTTAGTATTTTTCCTCTCGTAGCATGGACTGACCTATAAGGTATCGTGTTATCTATGCTTCTCAAAAGTCGTTCTACTAGATCTCCACCATTATTTACTTCCGCAACTATACGATCAGCATTCCAATCGTAATAAGCGTTAATAGCTATTCTAGCCCATTTGTCAGGGGTATATCTACCAGAAATATCTTCTAGGACATAATAATCGCCAAGTGCATCTCTCCCCACCACAACTATTCCTGTCTCGTCTGAGTTTTTTTTAGCTGTCACAGCAGGGTCTATAGCAACTATTATTTTTGTAAGTTCTTTCTCTGTTTCCCTATGTAATCTACCTTCTTCAATCATTCCTGGTGTCCACAATGCTCCATCAAACTGTTCTATGACCTCTGCATAAAGTTCTTGCCTACCTAACGCTGTGCCTTCATATCTTTCTTGCAACATTCTTAAAGCAGACTCAGCTAGGTTATTTTCGTTTTCAAAGGTTGATCCTGTAGTTACTGTGCAATCATCCCTTTCCAACAAAGCCTTAATTATTTTTGTTGGTTTAGGTGTGGTTGTAATAACACACTTGGGGTTCTCCCCTAACCTAAGACCAAACATAAGCTGATCAAATGCTTCTGGATATCGCCATGCTGCTAGTTCATCACACCATGCCCTATGAAACTGAGGTCCTCTTAGCCTGTCAGGATCAATTGCTGCATAACCTGTTATTTTAGATCCATTGAATAACCTAACCTCAGATGTACTTGACGAATAACCTTTAAAACCTTTCTCTTGTGAAAAACACTCTTTGGGAATGATTGAAAGCAAACCAGAAGGTCCATTGAAACAGACTCTTCTAAGATCTCCATGAGTCGGAGCTACAACCGCACAATTAGAATTAGGGTTTCGTAAAGCATATAAAGCTATGTCCTGTGATCCTGTCCTGGTTTTACCCCAACCCCTACCTGCAAGAATCATCCACATATTTTTATTGTCTGGATCTATTTGTTTGGGTCTAGCTGTCTTTAGCCAATCAGTGTACAGAGCTATCGTCTGCTTCTCTGCGTTGCTCTGCAACTGTGTCAAGCAGTTCCATAGCTTCTCTGAAGGCATCGGCTTCTTGGATGTTTGCATTAATATTTATTTGCTCCGTTGACTCACCTAATGCAATTTTTGCAAATTTTTGAATCTTCATTGCTGCTCCTGCTAAGGAGTCAAGTTGTTGAGGTGTAAATTCTTTTGTGTTTTGGTTTTGTGCATCTCTAATGTTCGTGCCAACCCTTGCTATTAATGCTTTTGCTATATTTAAACAAGCGGAGTCAAATTTTTTAGATTCTAAAGCAAATTCTTTGGCTCTTTGATTGTCTAATTTTTCTTGGTACTTCTTTTGAAACTGCTCTTGCTCTAGTTTCCAATTTTCTCTTTGAGCAAGTTTATACAGTGTATTTACAGACAAATCATGTTCGTCAGCTAAGTTTTCTATGGTAGCAACCCTTCTAAAGCCTTGTGGATCAACCTCTCCTTGTACATAAGCAACCCTTAGAAGCTCTTTCAGCTCGCTTGTTATTTTTTTATATTTGGGTTTTTTATTAGCCATTTTCTGTATCTTTTTGCAATTCATTATAAGTCTTATTTGTTTCTAAATGAATAGCGTCCTTACCTGTGTAGTTTTGCCATCTTTCTACAATAACATCACAAAATCTAGGATCTAATTCAACTCCATAGCAAATTCTTTGAGTTTTTTCACAAGCTATAAGCGTTGAACCTGATCCTAAAAAGAAATCTAAAACTATATCCTTGCCTTTTGAACTGTTTAATATTGCCTCTGCTGAAAGTGCAACAGGCTTTTGTGTAGGATGTTTATATGATTGCTGTGAGTCCCTACCTATATTCCAGACTGTAGTTTTGTCTCTAGAATCTACAAAAAAGTGTTTTCCTTTGCCTTCTTTCCATCCATAGAGTATTGGTTCATGTTGAGCTCTATAGTCTTGCCAACCCATACCTGCAGACTGCTTCACCCATATTATTGTGGATGATTTTTTAAACATAGAAGCGAAGTTTGTCTCAAATATGATTTTTGGGTCTGATGCGGAATCTGGATGGCAAACATATATTGCAGCTAGGGGTTTCATAAAGTGAAGATAAGATGCAAAAAAATCTTTACAAAAGTTTTCAAAATCCGTTTTAGACATTGCATCATTTTCAATTTTACCTAAGTTATTTTTTCCTCTTCCCTCATAATCAACATTATAAGGCGGATCAGTAAAAACCATATCTCCAAATCTATCACCCATCAAATTTGAAATGGAGTCTATGTTTGTGCTGTCGCCACAAAGTAGCTTATGATTCCCTAAAAGCCAAATGTCATTTAAAACTGTCGTGTGATTTTCTTTTATTTCAGGAACAGAATCTTCATCAATCTCAGGTTCTTCTACAAAACCCAAGTCTAAATCAATGCCTATTTCTTTGAGTTCAAATTCATTAAAACCTGTTAAATCTAAGTCGTAATCTGAATTCAATAGATCTGTAACTTCCTTTGTCAGCAAACCATAATTCCATGAGGCAAATTCAGCTGATTTGTTATCCATGATCCGATATGCCTTTATTTGATCGTCTGATAAGTCGTCACTGATTATGCAAGGCACTTCTTTTAATCCTAACTCTTTTGCAGCTAATAACCTGGTGTGTCCAACAACTAAGTTCTTTTCTTTATCTAAAACTAGAGGCTGCTGAAAGCCGAATTCTTTTAAAGATTTTTTTACAACATTGACAGCGTCAACATTTATTCTTGGATTGTTTTTGTAGGGTTTAACCTCGTCAACTGACAAGTTATGAATCTTCATTCATAAATTATATCTTAACCGATAGTCACTTTACCACTTTTGTAAACCACACATAGCTTAATGCCATGTGAACCCATCAAGTGATAGTTACCAAATGGATCTATGTAACTTTCTTCTTGATCTGGATAATCAGCTCCGCCAATGCCAGATCCATACTCGTCCCATAAATGCCCTGCGTATTTACCTACTGCCATTTGAAATGTCATATTTATCTCCTATTTATTTAATTTTATAATCCTTCTGTATAACCCCTAAAGATTTATCTCCCCTAAAGTGTGATTTTACAATAGTCATTTTGCCTGATGCCAATCTTCGTACATGGCTTCTTACTGCATGGAATCTTTTACCTTGCACTCCGCTTTCTCTAGCCTCGTCTATGATCTGCTTTTCCTCTTGGGTTAGATTGACTACTAAAGTTTTATGCTCCCAAGTCGGCTTTCTTCTCAGCTCAGAATCCTTGAAGGGAGTCATACTACCAAAGACCATTGGTTTCTTACCTTTAATTTCTTCTTGTTTGCAAAGTTGAGGATAAGCCAACAAAACAAAAAGCATTTGCAACATACCACCATAAATTGATACCTCAGTGTTTAACATTGGGTTTGATAAGACTCCATTTTCATCTTCTGAATCATCATAAAAATCTTGCCAATCTTTATTCTCATAGCACTCGTGATCAATCCAAAAAGTAAATGGCACATCTACTGTTTTCTTTGCATAGTCATCAATATTGGTTATGGCATTTTCATCTTTTTGGACTGAACCATGAACACCTAAACAGTAGTGCATTGTTATAGGATTGAAGTTAAAAACTTTCCTGTTATGAAAATAAGTAAAACAAGTTAATGAGAAATACTTGTTCACTTCGTTGAAGTGTCCGTGACTCTTTGCATTTCTTATTGCGGTAGAATCCTCTGTGACTTCTTTAATAAGAATATTATAAGTCATGCCATCATAAGTTGCGTGAGGGGCAGCGACTTGCAAAAAAGTAGATTCGTAAGGCAAAACTTGTGGAACTTCTTGACAGAGCTTACTAAAGTCTTCCTCTGAAATTATGTGTTCGTAATAGCTTGAATCATAATAAAACTTTCCTGCCCTTTGGATCTCATCAGAAAACTCCTTAAGTTTTTTTCTGGCGATTTCTGGTTTTAGTAAAACAGGTACATCTTGTTTCATACTTCTTGGCACAGAAATATTAGACAAAAACTTATTCCATGAGCTATCTGACTTGATTTCTAATTGAGTAAGACCTTTGGGTAAGATTTCCATAACATTCCCATCGTACAAATTACTATTTGGTTTTTGCGGTACTAACTTATAAAGGTGTAATAACTTCTCTAAAACTAATTTATCCATTATTGTTTTCTCCTTTTTGTTTGATTTTATTTAATTTATCTAAAATGAACTTAGTTGTACGAAGTTCTAAAGCTGCATGTTCCGCACAATGATGTGCTTGATTTTGTCTTTTTTGGATGTGCATCCAATGTAAAAAATCATGTGCTAAACAAGACCAACCAGTATCAGTATTGATATTGTAAGTATTCTTTTTACTCCATGTTACCCAGTTATATCTGCGACCAGTTTCATTCTCAAAAACAAAAGGACATTTTCTTTTGAGAGTTCTTTTATACATTTGCCGACAAATTGATTTAGCTAAGTTGTAATCTATTTTGCTTGGTGAAAAGTTATTAGATCCTTTCTCATGGCTAATTGTGTTGGCTGTTTTAAAACCATTTTGTTCCCACAAAGCATTTACTTTTTCATAAATGCTTAAGGCTTCTTTAGATGTTTTCATTGTTTTCTCCTTTTCTTGTTATTTGATTCCCTTACAAAATCATTCTCCTCCGCAAACCAATCTTGTATGATTTTAATTTTTAAGTCGGCTTCAGAAAGTTCTGTTTGGTTATCAACTATTGTGATGTGAATAGGTTTTACTATCAGAGTTGCATACCTATGAAACTTTTCATCAGATAAAGTGAAGGCATAGTCTTTGTTAG